CACCTTCCCAACGAGATCCTTTGTGGACCATCGAGTCATTACGATCACGATGATTCCACCGGGTTGCAAACGCTGTCGAGGGCCGGACGTGTACCATTCGTAGACGGCGTCCATCGCGGTTGGGCTAAGCGCGTCTTGCTCACTGACTGGGTCGTCAATGATGAGTAGATCAGCACCTCGTCCAGTTATTGCACCGCCGACGCCAGCGGCGAAAAACTCGCCCTGCTTGTTGCTGGTCCAACGACCCGCTGACTTGTTGTCGGCTTGCAGTTTCAGATCAGGGAACACTTCGCTATATTCGTCGCTATCAATCAGATTCCTAATCTTCCTGCCGAACGAGGTTGCAAGCTCCGCAGTGTGCGTGGTCTGGATTATTTTGAGATTGCCGCGCAAACCCATCATCCATGCGGGAAAGTAAGTGGAGGCAAACTCAGATTTTGTGTGTCGCGGAGGCAAACAAACGATCAACCGCTTGAGTTTGCCTTGAGCGATTTTATTGAACTTTTCGCCGATAATTTTATGATGACGGCCCTCAACAAAATCAGGCCATTGGCTTTTCACAAAAGAAATGAAGTCTGCCTGACACTCCTCCTGCTTTTCAAGCTGGTCATATTTTTTGAGCAGAGCCATCGCCTCTGACCGTTCTTGGTCAGAGAGGATGTCGAAATCTTTGAGGACTACCTCAGACATATCCACCTTTTCGGATCATCTCGGTAACAGTAACCGCTCTTCGACCAACTTGTTCGCTCCACCTCGAATCCATAAACTCGTTGGCCGCTTGCTCGTAATCTTCGTCTGCCATCGCTTTCAAAGCCTTTCTAAACTTTCGCAGACGAGTAGCACCGAGATTGAAAGAAATGTCCACCAGAGCATCACGTCTTGCTGGTGATAGGTCAGCAAACCAAACATACTCATTTTCAAGTTCCTGAACCACTCGATCTATGTCATTTTTCAACAGATAATCAATTTCATCTTCGCTCAAACCCAAACCATCAACCGGGTCAACATTGCGCCCAACACCAACTGTGATCTTGTTTGACGAACATTTGTAAGCATGGGTTTCTACACCTTCGTGCATCTTCAACATCTTGATCAGTTTTTCAGACATTTACTTCTCCCTGCTGACTCCCCTAGTTTTTTCCCAGGATCTCATAGCGCCGAGACCTAACATTCCCATCATAACGGGCACAAGAAGTGTTGTATCTACCTCTGGCACATCCATCCAGATGCCCAGTACGTTGGCAATAATGGTGTTGTACAACAGCCCTACCGCACAGATCCAACCGATGGCAGGTCGCCACCCAGCTACAAATAACGACTTATGTGCAGCTTCCATCTTGTTGATTTCAAGCTGGCCTTTGAGTGCTTCCTGCGCGTGGCGCTCTGACATCGTTGCGATCTCATGGGCCAAAGCATTCTTCTGATCTTTGTCTTCAATGAACTTATCCAGCAAACCTGTGACTGGACCAATTAGCTGTCCCACTAAACTCATCTACCGTTCCCTCTGTTTGACCACGCCTGCGCTCCGAAGAACGCTGCCAATATACCTGCAACTGACACAAAATAAACACTAGCCATATCGCCCAAAATACTTGCCGCCTGCACCAACCCAGCCCAACTGCTTACAACCACTAACGACGGATACAACAACATCCCCCACAGAGCAAACCAACTCATACTTCTTTGTGCCTGCGCTCTTTCGTTGCTGATTTTTAGTTCTTGCAGTTCCTTGCTAGTTTCTAACTCGTTATCGGTAACTATCCCATCGCCATCTGCGTCGTAGCTGGCATAATCACTGTTTGGCTCTAACTTTTTAGCGGCCATTTTCTTTCCCTGCGACGTAACCACTGATGACTCCGATAAAGCCTACTATGGCATGTTGTAGAAGCTGGATCACCGACTCGTCAGGAGATTTATTCTCTCGAATTGCAATGTAAAAATCGCCTATGACAATGACTGCCAACAATCCAATCAGACCGACAACCATGATCAGCACCATCTTTGCTTTCATTCGACTTTCGCTTTGCTTGGATCTCTGAACTGATACTTGCTGCCAGCTTCGCTGGCTGGGATTTCTATAACCGAACAATAAGTTCTGATTCTTTGGGTGCTTGGCCCCGTGCAAACACCCATGACCGACCTAACATTTTGACAATTTAGCGCGACCGAATACTCTAAGCATGAAGTCAATTCTTGAAAGTAATACTTCTGCTCTAACGGTTCATTATCATCACCCAAAGTGATCAAAACAAATATCATCAAAGTACGCATCAGAGTCTACGCTTTTGTTTTACCGCTTGTTTTCCTTCATCCGCCGGTTTGGTCAAACCGTACATCAACAGTTTAACTTCAAGATCATAAGCCGTCCCTAAAACAACAGGCGCTCGATTGATCATGTATTCGCGAAATCCTGCTGGACATTGACCTTGTGCCTTCTTCAACCACTCAACAACCAAACAATGCCGATAAGACGGCGGTTGAATTTTGGTCATCAATCGATACCGACTCAGATCGCACTGAACTACTTCTGATTGAGCATTATTTCGATGAGTTGTTGGAGCTTCGCGTCGCTCGCCTTGGCTGTCTCCGCCTGCTCCGCTAACGAATCCACTATGGCTTCTATTTTTGATGCATTGACTGCCGCTAACTTTCCCGTCGCTTGCGCTTCTTCTACCGTTTTCTCAACAACTGCCTCAATGCGGTCTACTTCTTCTTGCGTTGCCTGCGCTTGTGCCTGACTAGCGCCCCATACGACTGCGCCTGACAAGACTGCTGCGGCGATTGGTAAACCCCATGTTGGGATCTTGATTGTTCCGTCACTCATATCAACCTCCTAAAAACTGTGGCACCAAAATGCTCACGATGATTAATCCTATGATCCACCAAAGCCTATTTCCAAATCGATCTACCTTTTCATCAAGTCGGTCAAACCGTTTTGATCCATCCTTCAAACGCTCTTCGATGCGCTCATAGCGCAAAGCACACTCACGTTCATGTGCGTTGATTTCCTGTAATGCCTTGTCACCGTTTTCCAATTCCCAAACCTCCGACATTGCAAGATAGCTCATAGCTACTCTTTAGCCTTACCCACATTTAATGCTAACGCTTCTATTACGGGGTACACATATTTTGCCATGAACGCATCGTCTTTTGGAGTAGGCGTAGCGGCACAAATTGCGGATGCAACGACTGATAAAGTCGTCAAAGTGGTGACGATTTCAAGCAAACTCATTAGTGTTCCTTAAAGTTGTCGGGTAGACCTTGTGCAGTTTCAGGCTCTTCTACTGTCTGAACACCTTCAACGATGCTCTGGGTGTAGGCTTGCAGTAACACGTTACGCTCTGCGATCTGTTGTTGCAGTGCGGCGATTTCACGACGGATCTCTGCGACTCTAGCAATATGGGCCTGAGTCTCAACCTTCAGATCACCGAAGCTATATTCTTCGTCGTTAATTACGACCTTGTTTTCTTCACTCATTACCAAGGCACTCCTGTCGCTGCTGTTGGATTCTTTTGTTCTGTGATCTGTGCTGCAACCTTCGCTTCTGCTGCCGTAACAGCATCATCACCAAGAGCCGCTTTCGCCCAAGCAATCGCATCTGCTTCAGTAATGTCTGCGTAAGCTGTGAATGAAGACGAATCAGGTGCTGCTAAGCCTACTGTGCCGTAGACTCTTCCTGCTGCGTCGCCATCTTGATCTGTACATTGGTAGTGCAAAGTGACCACAACATCTGCTAACTCTTGTGTTAAGTCACGATCAATTGTTGAAACTGTCCATGTAGCCATTAGTTATTCTCCAGTTGTTGTACGCGAGCGCGTAGTGATTGAATTTCTTTTACAAGCATTGGAACGAGCTTGCTGTAGTCCACACCCATCATTTCTTCGGGGTCTTCTGGTGCTGATACAGCTTCTGGTGCAACGCTTTGTAGTTCTTGTGCAACCATGCCGTACTTCTGATGTGACCCGTCAGCCTTCCAGTCAAACGAACGTACTTGGATAGCATCAATGTCGGCAGAAGCAGAAGGTGCGTCTACGATGTTATTCTTGAGGCGTTGGTCTGAGGAGGTGTTAAAGGCAACACTAGACGCAGTGGCTTGCGTGATGGAGCCGATGGCAACGCCACCGAACGTCATGTAAAAATATGGCTGACCATTTGAAACAGTGTCTGCGTGACCTACCGCAACTTGAAATCCGCTTGCGTCCCTAGCTTGGAAATAGTTTTCGTTCGGCTGTCCGCTACTGGTCGTGTTCACCAGCAAGTTGCCGCTTGAGTCGATGCGCATGGCTTCGCTTGCGTTGGTTGTAAAACGCATAGAGTTGTCGCTGTTGTCGTAAGCGACGCGGCCTACAGAGTCACTGTCAGTATCACCAAAAAATAAAGCCGCTTGGTTTGCCGCCGGAGAAAAAATAGAAACAACAGTGTCTCCAGTTCCTTGAATGCTTAAGTTGCGACTAGGGGTACAACCAATCCCGACATTGCCGTTGCTTGTAATACGCAAACGCTCGACATCATTAGCGCTTGAATCTCCTGTGCTTAAAGTTAAGTGGCCTCCTGAACCAACACCTTGCGTGAGCATTTTAACCTGTCCAACAACTCCTGCACCTGCACCAGAGCCATCTGTTTTATAAAATTGTAAAGCACCGATCACATCACCATCAGAAGCAGACCCATTGGTATTTTCAAGCCTTATAACAGCAGTTTCATCACCCGCAAGGTTCAGCAAAGTGTCAGGCGAGGACGACCCGATGCCGACATTACCGCTAGAGTCGATGCGCATGGCTTCTGAGCCAGCAGTAGAAAATCCGAGAACGCCAGCAGAAGGGTTACCAATACCAGTAGTATCATTCCCAAAGAAAGCGTAAGAAGGTGAAGTAGAAAATCCTGAGCGGTCTATTAGGTATGCTGCACCATTATTCCTTGCCGTAATAACAGAACCGTTAACCTCAAGTTTTGCACCCGGCGAAGAAACCCCAATCCCGACATTGCCGCTTGAGTCGATGCGCATGCGTTCTGTATCATTAGTGGTAAAAAGCAGTGGATGATTGCTTCTTGCGCCTATAAAAACTTCACCACTGTTAGCGTCATTAGCAATTATTTGACTTATTACACCACCATCTGTTTCAACTAAATGAATAGCATTACCCGATGCGTTTTTCTGATGTACTGTTAAAAATCCAGAAAATGTAGTCGGACTGGTAGTGCCAATCCCGACATTCCCAGCCGAAGTTACAGCTAGAAACTCACTAGTTACTGATCCTGATGCACCATACCCAACTCGCCAGTAATCAGTTGCCGCTGAAGCAACTAACATCGTATCAAAAACAGTATTATCGCCTGCACGATAGTTGACGTGTGGGTTATTGCCAGCCCCTGCTGTTTTTATAGTAAGAGAAGGGTTACCAGACCCAGCGTTTATAGAAATGTCGCCAGCAGTAGTAAGCGTAGAGGCCATATCCACAGCACCATCAATATCCACGACATCTAGGTTGGTAGTGCCATCAACGTCTATGTCGCCTGAGATGTCTAGGCTGGCAAAAACAGAAGTGCCTGTCGCGGTAACAGTGCCTGATACGTCGGCGTTACCGTTTATGTCTATGAGGGTAGCAGTCAGATCAATCTCATCTGTCGCACCCAATGACAGAACCGTCGCAGACGAGCCTTGAATGAACTGGCTCGCATCGTTAAACATGATCTTGTTTGTAGAGTTCAGCGTCAGGCCAGAACCGTCTGTGTGCGTGAGCGTCGTGTCGCCATCTGCGCCGAAAGTGATGACCGCACTGTCAGAAGAAAACACAAGGTCATCGCCGATTGTTAGGTCATCATCAATGAACAGGTCAGGAATAGATAGATCTTGGAAGGCGTCAACCATCGCGCCGCCACTTCCCGCCCCATCCGAATAGATGGCCTTAGTCTGGCCGTTGGGGACTGTAATTGTAGCCCCGCTGCCCTGCTTGATAATGATCGACTGTGAGCCGCTGGTAGCGTTCTCTATGAGCCAGAGCTTGGAGACGGTATTTGGCCCTATAGTGATGGTGCAAGCAGAATCAAGGGTTCCAGTGTACTTGAGAAAAATAGAGCGCCCAGGATCAGTAGAACCGTCAGCAATCGTCGTAGTGTGCGTATCCGCATTTGTGGTGATTGCCTCCGTGCCGAAAGAGAATGACTCCGCAATCAATTCGAGGTTAGAATTTGTGGTTTCGCCCCAAGTTCCGCTTCCCTCCCCGGTGGCCAATTCCGTGAGCCTAAGTGAATTAGAAAAAACTGCCATATTGCTTCCTCGCGTTACGCCGCTTTAATCTCTGTATAGCCTGGGCTTTGACTTGTGCTGATCGTGGAAAACCCAGGCGTTTGACTGTCATCTACGTTAGTGTAGTTTGGTGTCTGATTTGTGTCTATCTCTGCCCAAACCAGAACGTCAGCCAAGGCAGAGGTGATTGACTGACCTGTCACCTGAACAATCGACGCTGCGACAGTGGTCGGACTGCCCAATCCTACAGTGATTTGTTGACCAGTAAGGTCTACGTTTCCGACGCCTGTTACCGCAGGCGAGCCAAGCCCTGACGTGACCCCTTGACCAACGGGGGAGACGTTCGCTTTCGCAACCGTGGTAGGAGATCCAAGCCCAGACGAGATGCCGCTGATAACCGGGAT